TCTCCTCCGGAGGGAGAGGGCGCTTGGGGATGAAAATCGCGGCCACGGCCACGAAAAGACCCTCCACAAGGTACTTGATGCAGCGGTTTATGATTTCGGAAGTAGAGTCCATTATATTCTTTACGGAGAAAAAAACGGCGCGTTTCCACTTAAACCATTCTTTCCGAGATGTAAATATATAAATGGCATCAGAGGAGCGCGAGGATTTCTTGACGGAGGACGCTCCTATTTCCGGCCAGAGTTTCTGCCTGTTGAGTTTCCTGAGTCCGGAGAATGTTCTCGCCAAGAAGGACACCTATTTCTTCAATGCCTTTCTGGAGGGATTTGAATTCAACATGCGCCTTAAGACATTCGAGTCGTTCATGATGAATACGGTAAAGGGTGTGAATGACAAGCTCAACAAGGAGGCGGACGAGGCGGAGCTGAAGGATCTGAGTGGAGTGGCGCAGACGCTGCGCGATGCGCGTGTGCGGATGGACCTGCTTATGGAGTCTTTCCAGAACCACGTGGAGACCACGAAGAAGGATCTGAAGGAGTCGACGCTGAAGGAGATGTACGACGAGTTCATGTACAAGAATCGCCAGGCTCTGGAGGACAAGTTTTACGCTCTGAATGAATTCCGGACAACTGTCCGGGGACTCAAGATTCGCGGGGCGTATTCTACGAAGGAGGAGGCCGTGGCGCGGTCGAAGAAGCTCCAGCGCCTCGATGCGAACCACAATATCTTTGTGGGCGAGGTTGGGAAGTGGCTTCCTTGGGATCCGGAGCCGTCTCAGGTGAAGGAGCAGGAATACGCGGAGGAGGAGCTGAATACTTTGATGAAGAAGTACAAGGAGAATGAGGAGGCGAAGGATCTGTACGAGCGCGAGAAGCGTACGAAGATGGTCGGTTCTGGAAAGAAGGCATCTGTGAGTGTAATGCCTGGCGAGTCGGAGGAGAATACGGTGTCGGAGCAGACGGCCGGAATGTTCTCGAACTCTGGTCCGGCCGATCTGGCGATGGCCCGGAAGATGCAGAAGGAGTAATGGCTTAGCGCCTTACAGCTCGTTAAACATTTTTGATAGCGGCGTACACGCCCTTATCAAAAATGACATTGATTGATGACATTGATTGATTGATCACTTACAATCCCACAGGCCCATTCGAGCTAACCCGGTTTGTAGGCATACTCGAAAGAATACTCGGAGGAACAGTTACAGGCGTATCTTGGCCACAGGAAGACGTCACGGGCGCGCTCACCGGGTGGCACACATTATCCATACAGAACTCACCCTCTCCGCACGTGACTCCCTTGCAGTCTACATTCCGGAATCCTTCCGGGAACATGGGCGCGAACAGATTGCGGATGTACGGCATCAGGACAAGGAATACGACGACAAGTATCGCCAGGATACCGACAGCGGATGGGGTTAATTTAGTAAGCTTTCCTAGCTTTGAACGCATTCTATAACGTAGGGAGATTTTGATTTAGACGACTTGGCATTTCATTTGTTGCCCCCCCCTTTGCCAATCAGGTCCCATATTGGTATAACACGGGGGGCAGGGTTGGAAGGGGGGAACCCAAGTTTGATTTCCCGGTGGGGGACAGCCGGTATTGGTCGGAGGAGCCACTGCCCCCGCCTGCGCCGCTATCGCCGCCTGCAGTGCCGCCTGCGCTTGTGTAACCGCAATCGTCTTCGCCCTAAATGCCGCCTCCGCTTCTGGTATCGCAGCCTGCGCCTGTTGTAGCGTAGCCTGCGCCTGTTGTAGCGCAGACTGCGCATTTCCCACTGCCGCCGTCTTCGCCGTTACTGCCGCCGCCGCCGCATCTTTCACAGCCTGCGCTTTTTGTATCTGCGCGGCGGCGTCGCGCGCCGCAGCCTGCGCATTTCCCAGATTAGTCTGCGCCGCCACAACGGCTGTCGATATACTCTGAAACCCATCCGTCGACATTTGTGAAGCTAACACAATAAGCACCACAGCCGCGATCACCAAAATTCCCACAGTCTTCGTCTTCAACTTAGGGAGCTTGGGCATACGCAGCTTTAAAGGCATTATATTATTTAGGCAGATTTTATCTCCTACTGCCTGCTAGTCGCCTCGCATATTCACCCATTTTCACCTCTTTATCATTCGTTTTCACAGGCGCCGCATCAGCCATCATTGCCATATTGAATTGCTGCTCCTGCCGGTACTCTGGAGATTCCTCTGCCGGAGCGCCGATCGTACTGTAGTAATTTGGCGAGACTGGCATGATCACCTGGAATCCTTCCGGAGACGTCTGCATAAAACACGCTAATATGATAACAATAATAGCGAGAATTAAGATAACACGCAGCTTCGAACGCATCCTATTTTGCCGACGCATTTTATACCGCCAAGTACTTAATTTAAGTACTTGGCTCTGATGGCTAGAACGAGACATTACACGCGTGCAGGGAGAACCGGCAAAGGATACTTCTCCTCCAGTGGCCGTGCATCAGTGTTAATACACAGCCCATTTCCACACTTCGTACCGTCCGGACACGACTCTAGGTCAACTCCGCATGCACGAGCACGCCCCCCAGTTAGAATCGGCATCTGGAAGTTTTCCAGTAACGTAGAGTTTCCATACAGCATCGGCTGAATCCGCAAATAGCGATCTGCTACAAGTAGTCCGATAGCGATCACGGCAATAGACAATAACTGAAACCATTTTGAATTCATGGCAGGCACTACTGTTTCTTGTGAACATTAATTGCTGGCCCTTTCAGTCGCTTTGCCGCATTCGGATCATACGGATTCATCTCGTCCTCCTTCGCCTGGTAATACGAGGCCGAGTGTTGCCAGAACTCCGGAGCACCAATACGAAAGTCGGAGTGCACGTCCGCCTTATACCAGAAAATACAGTCCTCCAGCTTCGCCGATTGACTTGTGTTATCAATGACGAGGCACTCGTAATTCTGTGTGCACTGGTCCATGATCTGGCAGAAGAACTCGAAGGAGGGAAAGGCGGAGGCGTAGTTGTCATAGATACGTTTCCGATTATTGAGATACGGCTCACGGAGGATGAACACAAAATCCACGTTGGTACGGAGCGCCGGCTGAATACCGAGCGGGTACTGCATAGTAATCAAGAAGAACGCCTTCAGCCACCGCCCGTTCATGAAAAGGTAGCGAATGTTCTTGTCGTGGGTCCAGCTATCGTCGTACATACAGTCGTCGAGAATCATGAACGACCGGGGGTCTATGCGACTTTTCACTTGCATTTGCAGGTCCTTCTGGATTTTCGCCATGATGAGTTTCTGGCGTTTCACGAAATTCGCCAGAATGATCGGATTGAACTCGCCGTGAATGAAAAGCGGCGGAATCATTTTTCCGTAGAAGGAGTTGGACTCCTCCGTGCCGCTGATCACGGTTCCGAGAGGCATGTCCTGGTGGTGGAAAAGGAGATCCCGAACGAGAGTGGATTTGCCCGTTCTGCGGCGTCCGATAAAAATCACTACGGCGTCCTGGGGAATCCGCTTCATATCGAATCGCTTAATGTTGAAATTTACATGACTTGTCGCGGCCATGTCTGAATGTTTGACTACATAGCTGGAAGTAAATTTTTCGCGTTTTTAAACTTGGACAACCTTCTTTATACCTGTAAGAAGTCCAAATGAATTACCTCCGGGGTGTCCAAATAAAGACGCCGTCATTCTCTTTGGGGGCTCTACCGGAACCTATGCGGAATGTACGAGGCTATTCGGGCATCCAGACATTCTTCCCGACGTTGACACAACTGAATCCAGAGATCCAGAATGTCTCGGAGGAGGTCTGGATGGATCACGCGTGGAGAATTGCGGCGGTGGATATTTCCGGTGAACGGGGCGTCTGTTCGGCCCGTATTCAGCAGAACACGGGGCCTTCAGAGGCGCGCAACGTGTATTTGAAGGTGACACACTTGCTCGACCCCGTTCACTGGATTCGTGGAGAGTACTCCCTCCCGAAGATTGTGGGACTACCGGGTGATCAGGCCACATGGTCGAAGGCCTGCAGCAAAATCCAGGACGCGTCAAATCAGGCATACGTGGAGTCAGTGGCGTCCTATGCTCTCGGACGCCTCTTTGAGGAGGGTGTCACGCCCCACTTCAATCGGTTCTATGGGGCGTTTTGTGCCAATGCTGCGAAGTACACCTACAGGTTGACGGACGATTTCTGCAGCTACCGGAATGATCGCTGGTTCTGGAAGGGGCACGATAAGAAGCTGTTCAAGTTGGTCGTAAAGAACAAGCGGGATCCGGATGCGGCTGTACCGGAACAGGTCATAGAAACGATTAATAGACGGTTCGTCGATTCGGACTGCTCTACCGACATGTCGTCATCCGAGGAGGAGCTGGAGAATATCGTCTTGGATAATTCCGAGGTTCGCGAGGAGTCCCTGCGCTCCGCCGATTCCATGAGCGACGTCTCGTATGCCGACGATGATGACAAGTCTGCCTCGACGAATGATAGCGACTTGAACCAGGTCCTAGATTCATATGAGATATACGCTGAATTCTCGGACTATCCGGTGATGTTGATATTCACGGAGAAGAATGCCGGAACGATGGAAGATCTGTTGACGAACTTTGAGGAAGTGGGGTCGCACCCGGGAATGGTGGAATGGGAGTCGGCCTGGACTGCCTGGCTCTTTCAGATCGTGGCGGGATTGGCCTGTGCCCAGAAGATCATCGGATTCACACACAATGATTTACATACGAACAACATTGTATGGGAAAGGACGGAGCAGGAATTCGTATATTACAAGACGGGCGCGGGAGTAGTGTACCGTGTCCCCACATTCGGGAAAATATTCAAGATCATTGATTTCGGCAGGGCGATTTACACGATCAACTCCACGATGTACATAAGCGACGATTTCAAGGAGGATAATGACGCCGGAGAGCAGTATGCCTTTGAGCCGTTGATGAGCGACTTTGATAAGGAGGTGCCGCCCAATCCGTCGTTTGATTTGTGCCGACTCGCCGTGAGTCTGTTGGATAATTTGTTCCCGGTCAAGCCGGAGGAGATCGATGGCGGGGCCATTTTGAGCAAGGAGAAGGGGCTCGTAGTCAGAGAGACCATGTCCGAACTGTATAATCTGCTGTGGTCGTTTATGATTGATGATAAGGGGAAAAATATTTTCATAAACCCGGATGAATCGGAGCGTTTCCCCGATTTCGATCTGTACAAGCACATTGCGGAGTGGGTGCATGTGGCCGTCCCTGCGGAGCAGGTCGCAAAACCCATATTCGCCCAGTACATTTGGAAGGGGGCCGTGGACGCTTCTACAAAAGTGTATCCGCTCTTTTGTTGATCTGCTTTTGCAAAAAACGAGAAATCAGTGATCAAGTGATCGTTGATTTCCGGTTTTGATTGATCTGTGCCCTTAGGCGCTCATCGTGACGCCAGGAACCAGATGAGAAAACATGGGTAGCGTATTCTGTTGTGTAAGCGCGACGACGCGTACAAGAGACGCTTCAGTACAACACACATAGAGGTAATTACCGTCGTTGCTCACCGTCAGGGCATTCAAATCGCCATTGTATATTTGCGCAAGAGAGGGGTGGCCGTCTTTGATCGCGTTCGTGTAACCGTTATTGTTTGTCATGAGTCCCGCGTTATCTCCACCAATACCTTCTTGGTTTGTTCCGCACAGGTTCATTAGACCGGCATTATTGAATGCCTTCACATTCGGCATATACATAAGTCTATTATTGGTCGTGTCAGAAAAATAGAGTGTGTTTTCATCCGGGGAAATGGCGATCCCTCTTACAAGCATAATAGACAGCTGGAGCGTAACGACGCCGTTGTCTGCCGGCGAGTACCGAATTAGTCTCCCTGCACTGTCTACGGCATAAATGAGGCCCGATTTACTGACCGTGAACGCCTTGACGCCCTTGAATCGGGTGGAGTCCAGAATCGTAATCACAGTGGCGGCATTCGTGGGCAGATATGTCGTGGGATCAATCGGACTGATCGCCCGAAGACAATTATTCGCGGAATCTGAGACATACATGGTCGTCCCGTCAGGAGACAGGCCCCATCTTTCCGGAGAATTCCATTGGGATTGACTAAAGGCGACGGACTGGTTCAGCGCTGGGGCCGCACCCGTTCCTGTTGTGCTATAAAAGGTCGAGACCGTGTTCGTTTCTAGATTGATCAGACGAAATGCCACGCCATTCGTACTGAGATTTCGGTTGAGAACATAGATGCGTTTTCCGTCGAGCGATCGGCACAAGTCGCAACTACTCGTATAATCGGGCCTGAAACCACTGAAAAGAGCTATCGGCGCGTTCGAAGCAGCAGACGAAACTGTGATCGGCGTATACGTGGCTGCCGGGCCGCCTGTCGGAGGGAAATTCGTCGCTGTAGGAATAGTCAACGTATTTGCTGCCCCGTCTGTAAGTCCTGCCGCGCCGGCTCCAGTCAATGACGCGCCACCTCCCATCCACGGGAGAATTTCCCAGAATGTTCCATACGGGCGTATTATCATCCGGATTCGCACAATACGGTTGTTCTGAGAATCATATACGTACAGGGTATTTCCATCGAGAGAAGAGCAAATGGAGTACGGGACCGATAGGCGACTGTTCGTATAATAGGTCTGTACGGGACCGGGTACTACCGCACTATCACAGATCATCGTGGCGGTAATTGACTCGGGTATTGTCATAGACATCGTCGTATTCAAGACATAATTGCCCACTCCTCCATACATGCTGACCGTTCCATAATATGGCTGTGAAAACCCGATGGGGGGTATAATCATCGGTGCATCTGGAATTTGTAATACCATACCGGAATTGATTGTTCCGGATGCAAATGGATTCGTGGGAGGATTCATCGCCGACACAGCGAGCGTAGTTCCATTTATATTTGCTATGAATCTCGCGGACGTCAAATACGTACTGTAGCCGGCGGAATTATTATTGTTTGTAGGGAGGCCAGATATCGGGTTGAAACCGGGTGTCTTGATTCCGTTCCCCGCAATCGTGAATATGGTCCCTAGAGGGGCGGGCAGACTAAAAGGGAACTCGTTAGACTGGACGGAGCCCATCGCATTTGTCGCGACAATTCGCAATTTGAACGGACAGCCTCTCATGATATTTGGCCAATGGAACATAATACTCTTGGATTGTAGGCCATTATCTAGGTTCGGCTGTGTTGCCGGTGTCGCGGTGCTGCTATACGCGCCTGTGTATACGTAGTATTTGTACGCCGTGGCAAAATTGCCCCCCTCCCATGTGAACGTTATAGATTTGCTGGAGACATTTGCAACGGCGATCGATGAAATCGCGGTGGGAGCGGAATCGCCGGTGATCGTTGGCCCCTTTAGAGCGTACGGATGAATTCTCGCGAGAGTGATACCCCATTTTGAGGCAAGATAGCCTTCGACGAGCTGTCTCTGTGAATCTGTGAGTGTTTGTCTGTAAATAAGGATTTCGTGGATGTGCCCTTTGAAATTCGCGGAGCCTAGACTGTATGTAGTGAGTTGTGTATTTATTGGGGCACTATCCAACGTCGGAGTAATTGTGCCTTGCAATGCTTGTATTACTGTTGCGATAGGGGTCCTCTGCGGAGTATCTAATGCGTATAAGCCGGTGGTTCCTGTGCCCGTCAGACGCTCCGAGATCTTCCCCCCTTTGAGAGTATTTATAGACATGCCTACTGACAATGTGCCGGATGTCACGGCGGACACGTTGAGGATGCTTATTGGGTTAGCTGTGCTACTGCCGGGAAATGCGACACGAGGTGTCATAATAAACTGTGGTGATGCCTGTGTGACTAGGGGGGCCACGACTAATAGGTTAAAATTAACCAGATACCATGAAAATCCGTCATTGGATTTATAGTATAAACTTGCATCCGTTAAAATGTGCCAGCTTTTACCATCCCAATAAATATTTCTTATTAGGCTTCCTAAGGAACTTCCTGTGGAAGTATTCCAGGTGACACCATCGGTACTTGTTCGTAAATTATTAATGTATCTATTCCATGTTAGTCCGCCGTCCGTGGAGTACACAAGATTATTCATAGCATTTCCAGCACCCGCAATCATCATTGTCGTATTAGATGCTATTGCATTAATCATGCATGAATTTTGGGAGTCTTGTATCGCAGTTGCCGCCGTGGTCGCTGGAGTCCATGTTATTCCATCGGAAGAATAGGAGATTATATTCGGATCGGCTGTCGCTTGACCGTTACCTCCCCGATTTCCACCCCAAACCCATTTACCTTGCATATAGTTTAGCGTAATTACTTCATTAATAGCGGTTGCAGTGACAGCGTTTGTCCACGTTATGCCGTCGGTCGATTGTATAATACGATGGGGGGCAGTTCCATTCAGTCCGGAAGAGAGCCATTTGTCAGATCCGTTATACGCAACGGTTCGTGCATCCGTTGCAAGAAGGGTTTTTGTGCTAGTGGCTTCCGTCCATGTAATTCCATCGGCAGAATACGCAATCGGGCTTTTACCGGCCACAGGTATTCCCACGGCCACAAACTTATCTTTACCCCAGACGACTTGATTACAGGTGGAAAAGATGGCGTTTCCAGTGGCGGCAATCGTCCAGGAAATTCCGTTATCACTGTATGCAAGCGACGTTGTCCCGTTTCCGCCAACCACCCATCTACTTCCATTGTACGCATAGGATTTTACATTTCCTGGAACAGCGGCTGGTGTCGCGGTATTATTCCACACGACCCCGTCAAAATATCTGCCCACGTCGCCTAAGATAAATGTATTATCTATGAGGGATATTGTTCCAGTAAAAGCGGCTGGTACAGAATTATTTGTACCGTTCGTAAGTTGAGACATGTTCGTTGTGTTAGACCACGTGCTCG